CGCCCAGCCCACGGCGGACTAACTTACGCGGGGGGCCTTCGCGCGAGCGGAGGAAATGCGCTGCTGCTCGCATTCTCGTACCCCCCGCTCCAAAATCGCAGGCGCGGGCGAAGGCCGCGCGAGATCACGAACGCGGAAACGCGGGAGGAAAAACGATGTCAACGTATCGCATGGACGACGGAACGGTAGTCAAGACGGAAAACAGAAGCGCGATGTGGGGGGAAGCGACGCGCTGGAACGGCAACAATCACATCAGTGTGGCCACGGGGAGCCAGTGGAATCACCAGACGCTCTACCGCTCGCGCAAGGGGCGGTACTACATCGAGCATGAGAGCCAGTGGCAGGGGAGCACGCCCCACGCCGAGTGGGTGAGCAACCACGAGGCGACGCGCTGGCTGATCGCCAACGGCCACGAGCTGCCGGCGGATCTGGCAGCGCTCGAAGGGGAGGTGTCGGAGTGAGCTGGAACATGCCCGACGGCGCCACCACCGACCAGTACGACCGCTACTGCGGCGCGTACGACCCGCCCGAGCCCGAGGAACCGGAATCGACCTGGGAGTGCCCGGTATGCCATTGGATCGGCGAACCACGGCTGCTCGATCTCTGCTGGGAGATGGGCGACGAGGAGTTCCTGCTCTTCGAGTGCCCGAACTGCCGCCACCGCGATCCATACGTGGACCGGCTGCCGGCGATTGTCCCCGCCCTCGAGCCCGCCGCCGCGATCATGGCGCGGGTGCTCGCGGACTACACAATCGCGGACGTGTATACGTCGGAGCCGCTGCGGAAGCCGGCCGCGTCGATGCAGTGGGAATTGGATTATAGGGATTATCGGGAGGTTGCATAATGCCCGATTATAAAGTCCGCCGATTTTCCAACGAGCACATCCACGTCGCTGAAATGCACGACGGGCACGTCCAAGAGGAGTGTTTCATGTCCCGCAACTGGAATCGCTGCACTGCCTCGGAACTGACTGTCGAGCAGTATGAGAGCGGGCCGCTCGACGGAGACGATCTCAGCTATCACGACGGCGACAACTGGGTGGACGCTCCGCTGAGCGATTATTGCCCTCTTTGTCAGGAGATACCGGCATGACCTTCCTCGCCCGCAGCTACACCACCGAGGCCGCCCGCTGGCAAACACGGGCCCGCCGCCTACGGGCGCGCGCCGATAGGCTCACGGGAGACTCGCAGCGAACGCAGGAGTGCAGATCGAGATTGTTGTGGAGTGCCCGCACGGCGATTGCTTGCGCCGAAGCGGCGATGAAGGACGCAGAAAGGGAGGCCGCGTGAAAAACACGGAATGGTTGGTCGGAATGCGGATGTGTGCGGACGGTCAGATCCGCGCCGTTTACTGCGACAATCGCGGGGAGTTCGTACGGATCTCCGGACGCAAGATTCGAAAATTCTGACGCGCGTAACAACGCGGCGCCTGGCCAGCGCGAAGGAGGCCAAAAAAGAGGAATCGATGTATTTCACAATCGAAACGAAGCAGCGCCAGGTCGGCATTTCCGACCGCGAGAAACGACAGAATCCAAATGCCGGGGGGCAGTATTTGGAAACCTTCGGCCCGTTCGCCTCACGCGAGGCGGCGGAGCAGTGTGTGGTGCAGTTGTCCGCGCGCTCAACGATCCAGGCGGCGGAAGTCAGAGTGCATGGTGGGAACCTCCCTGGAGAGAAGTGAGTTGCGATCCGCTCCCCCAGCGATACAGGGGATGGAGAGGATGAAATGGACGAAATAAGGACGTGCCAAGATTGCGGAGCCGAATTTCCCGAGTCCGAGGGCTTCTGCGGAGACGATCTGGTCCTGTGTCGCACATGCGCCGATGCCGACGCGGAGAATGACCCGCCGCATGAAGCGGCAGGGCGCAGCTTTTGAGCCCGGCGCGCGGGACGCACCCGCAGATCCAGTGGGACGGCGACTCGGATGGATTCGGCGAGGACGCCACTAGCAGAAAGCGAGCGGTAACGTTCGCGCGCCTGGCCAGCGCTTATGGAGGCCGTCCGCGGCTCGCGGGTAATCGAGCTGGAGAAAAAACACATGAAAGTGTATACGGCAGTATCCAATTATTCGAATCGGGCGGGGGGCGAAATGTCGTCCGGCCCCTACCGCTCGCGTGCCCGCGCGGAGGAAGCGGCGATCGCTATGACCGCCAAGGGCTACGAGACGGTGCGGATTTTAGAGAGTGATGACGATTCGGAGGAGGAACGCGATGCCTGAAAAGATTACGTTCTCCACAAACATTCCGGTCCGCCTGCGCCTGCGCTACGCGGAGGGCAAGCCGTCGCCCTCGAAATTCGAGGTGCGCGGCAAGCCCCAGATGCAGTACCTTTTTTCCACGACCGACGACAAGCTGTTTTATGTGAGCGAGGCGGTCGGGAACATCTTCAACGATCAGATTCGCTCGACCGGCATACAGGCCGGCGAGCTGATCGAGATCGTGAAGCGCGATGTGCCCCAGCCCGGCGGGCGCAAGAACGTGCGCTGGTTCCTCTCCCGCGTGGGCCTCACGGGCGAGCAGGGCGACGGGACATTCGCGGTGCGGCGCAGCAGCGCGCAGTACCCACCTGAGCCCGCCGATCCGGAGCCACCCACCCCACCGCCGCCGGCCGCGGCCGACGACGCGGCGCTGATGAAGCAGTTGGAGGACTCGATCATGCTGATCGAGGCGCGCAAGCTGGCGAAGGGCCGCGTGGCCGAGCCCGCCAGCGAGTTGGAGAAGCAGCTTCGCGATTCACTCGCGCTGCTGCAGGCGAAGAAGGCCAAGCCAAAAACGAACGGCGCGAACGGTCTTCACCCGCCCGCGCCGCCGGCTGCAGCCCAGACCACAGCTTCGGAAACACAGCAGAATCATAATACCACCGCCGCGCACGCGCCACAGCGCTCCGCGACGATGCTTGAGGACGCGCTCTGCACCGTAATCGCAGCGTGCGTCAAGGCCCGCGCGTTCGCGAAAGAGCAGGGATACGACCTGCCCGCGTTCAACGGCGACGAGCACTGCCGCTTAGTAAATACACTGATGATCGGTAAGCAAGCCGCCGCGAACGGGGGCCACCGATGAGATATGAGGAGCTTGATCTCGGGGACGGCGTGCGGAAACACGCTGCCTACGTTATGCCCGTCGTCTCTCAGACAGACTACTGGGCTAACGTCACCGACGTTCCCTGTCCGGTTTGTGCCGGTGGCACGATCCGCTGGCACGAGGCGGGATACGTTCCGGGTTCGCGTCTATGCGATTGCTGCGGACGGTTTTTCCAGGCTCGCGGCAGCGTCAAGGACGGCGCCGTATTAATCCGCGATTCACGGTTTGACCGGAGGCCTCCGCAATGATCCGCCAAACGAAGACAAGGGGGCGCGCATGCGCCCCCGCCGTTCGCCAACCGCGCAAAAACACCGCAACCGCAGCGCCTGGCTGCCCGCCAGCGCGTCCGGAGGCCTCCGGAGGTATCGCGGACGCGGTCGCCGAGGTTCTCTCGCCGTCCCAGGTGCGCACGTACCTCGATTGCAGCGCAAAATGGTGGTACTCGACCGGCCTTAATCTGCCCGACCCGCCCGGCGCCGCGCTGATTCGCGGCCGGGTGATGCACCAGGTGGTCGAGATGTATTACCGCGCACGGCTCGCCGGCGACGCGCCCACGTTCGCGGATCTCGATCAGCCGTTCGCGCTCGCGTGGGAGTCGGAGTGCGACGGCGCGCTGTTCGTCGCGGGCGACGACGTCGACGCGCTGCGCGACCAGGCGGCCGCCATCACCGCACGCTATCTGGGCGAGGTAGCGCCGAAGATCGATCCGGCCGGCGTCGAGCTGCCGGTGGCCGGCCGCATCGGCGGCGTCGAGATCCACGGCATCGTGGACCTGCTCGACACCAGCGGCCGGATCATCGACTTGAAATCCGCGGCGCGCAAGCCCGCGGGTGTGGCCGCGTCGTATGGGTTTCAGATCGCGACGTATTCGCAGCTCCTGCCGCAGGCCTCGGGCGAGGCGCGGATCGATACGGCCGTCTGCACCAAGACGCCGTCGATTGTGACTATGAGCTACACTGTTTCCGCGGCGGACCGGCTGATGACGGAGCGTGTATACCCGCGCGTGCAGCAGGCGATGCGCGATGGGATGGTGCTTCCGAATCGGGGGAGTAATCTGTGCAGCCGGAAGTATTGCAACTTCTGGGCTGAGTGTGAGGACGAGTTTGGGGGGCGGGTGAAGCAGGGGAAAGCGGAATGATGGATGCTGGGAGTGTGATGCCAGCCGCAATTGCCGCGCTCGCGCTCGCGCTGGCCGTCGCGATCGGATCGCCGAAAAGCTGCGCGATGGGCGGCAAGCGCACGGCCGCGGAGTGGCTGCGTGCGTTCGCGTTCACGCTGATTCACGGGAGGCGGCGATGATGGACTCGCGCGAGATCTATTCCGGTGCGCTGCTTCGCATCCCTCTTCACGGCGGAGGGACATGCGACTGCTATGTGGTCGAGACGAAAGATGGCAGGGTCACATTCGCGAGGACACGCGGGAGCCGCGCGCGGTGGTGGCTACCCTACGAGTTCGTCGTCGAGAAAGCTGTGCTCGTGCGGCGCGCGCCGGACGATGATCGCCCGCGAAGCCAGCCGAGGCCAAACCAATGAGAGCCGAGCTACGGCGCAGCATGGCGCGTGGCTGGCGGGCGCGCGCCTACGCGCAGATGGTGCTGATCGCGCGCTGGGAAAGGCGCCACGGCGCGGAGGATCGCTGGGAGCGCGAATGGCTGGAGCGATTGCGGGAGTATCTGGCGACGGAAACGCAGCGCCCGGTGGCCGGCTGCTACCTGCGGCGCTTCCCGCGCGTGTGCGCTTGCACCGGAGAAAAGGTATGCGTGCGCCACAGCGAAATTGATCGCATTGCCCGGCTCGCGGAGGAAAGCGAATGACCCGCGTCATATTTCGCGGCTGGCTACGCGGCGCGCTGGTGTTCGAGGATCGCGAGGACCTTCCCGACAGTCTCGTGGATGACAATGATGTTCTGGGGTTGGCGATGGACGAGCTGGTCGCAATGCATAGCGCGCTTCTAGGCATCGATGTCGATCCGCAGCCGCCGCACATGATCGAGGTCGAGTTTATCGACGCGCCGCTGAAAGATCGATTCTTTCGCTTCGGCAACGATCCGTCGATGATGGTTGAGCCGCGGCGAATCACATGAAAGCGCAACGCCCCATCCGCGAATTCCTGTTTCCCCCTTCGACGGCGCGCCCCGGCGGCGTGCCTACCGTCGCCGAAGCTGCCCGCGAGACTTTCGCGCGCGAGTGTACCGACTGCCACGTGCAGATCGAGACCAGCGTCCGGACGCGCAACTTTCGTTGCCCGGATTGCCGGCGGGCGGCCGTAGATCGCCAGCAGAAACGCGCCCAAGCGCGGCGCAGAGCGAAGCCGCGCGAAGGCTAGAAGTGGAACGCTTCCACATCCGCGCCAGCGGATGGAACGGCGGGGCAGCCCAGCGCCACGACGAACACAATCGCATCCGGTCCGGTCGTTGAAACCCGCGATACCCCGTAGCACACGGTAGGCAGCGTCGCGCCGTTCACCCGCACATCCACCGCCGAGCCATTCACTACCCCCGCGAAATTCCACGCGGATCCGCCGGCGAATGTCAGCGTCTCCAAAAGCCACTCGTTCGGGCAGTTGATTGTATACACGCCGCCCGTCCCGCCTCCGGGAGAACCGGCCGCGCCTGGCGGTCCTTGTATACCTTGTATACCTTGCGCGCCTGGCGCGCCCGCGATACTCCCCCATCCCCATGCAAGCGACTGCGAAGCCGCGCGTCCGTTCGCGTCCGTGGCCGTAATCGTCATTACGTGCGCCACGTTGAACGTGGGCAGCCACGGGGCTTCCCATCCCACGTAGGGGCAGCCCGGCGCGGCGTAGGCCTTGCAGACGTCGCCGCGCGGGACTGGAACGGTGGCGACGGCAACGCCATCGACGGTAAGAGCCACGCGCGCGATCGCTACCGAGCTGACGGCCCAGCCGTGAATCTGATTGATGCTCGGGATATCGATGTTGACGACGGGGCCGAGGGGCACTGTCTGGGCCGCCAGTTGTATACACCAATGCATACTCACGAGAGACATCACAAGCGCAATGATTTTCATAAGGTGGGTTCAGAGACTAAGAGGCTGAAGCGTTCCCGTGTACACGGGAAGCAAGGGCGGAAAGCGATTTGACCCGCAAAGTCTCCCCACTCCGCGGGCGACAGAAAAGACGATAGCACGGCGCGTGGGGCGGGTGTCAAGCTGTCTAACTTACCCACGGCCACTGAACGTACAATTGCCCGGCGCGCTGATTTGCAAGCACACCCGCAGTGTTGGCGTCCGCCGTTTTGTTTCCGGTGTTGTAATAGCAAGCGTAGGGCGTGACTCCGGCAGGAATCACCAGCGCGGTATTTCCAGCGGTCGAGTCGAAGTAGCAAAGGAACCAGTAATCGTGCGCCGCGTCGACGGCCAGCGAGATTACATCGCTCGTGAGCTGGCCAACCGGGAAATTGTAGGCGCTGGCCCCCGACACTTTGATCGTCGTGGAATCGATATAGGTGGGACTCCCCGGCAACGTGCGGCGCACTACGAATGCCGCCACGTGTCCAACGGATGAGGCGCTGACATTTGAGATTACAATCTTCCAGGTGTTCGCCGCGGCGATGATCAGACCCGCCGGGAAATACCCGGCGAGGGTGAAGTTCGACCAATTATTGTTCGTGGCAGTGGGACCACCGATTGGCGCGATGTTCGGCGAGCCACCGCCTGAAATCCCGCCGCCATTGTATGTGATGGTGACGTTTCCTCCGCTGGGATTCGCCACCGTGATTCCACTCCCAGACTCCAGATTGAGCACGGTTTGCGAGCTGTTGTTTACGCTGTTAGTTTCCAGGGTAATCGTGGTTGGTGCAACGGATTCGCCTCGCGAGCTGAAGTAGTTGATTCCATCCGTTGCAACGTATACCCCGTTATTCTGCGCGAGGGTGATGCTGCTCGACCCGCCATCGATGTTCAGGCCGTTGGGCGAAAGCGTGAGGATGCCGGCGCCCTGATTCTCGATGAATACGCAGAATTGCGTGAACGGCGGAGCCGCCGGAAGCAGGAACGTGCCGGCCGATCCGCTGTTGTGTACGATCAGCCCGCCGCAGTCGGTCGTGAGGATCGTATAGCCGCCGGTCTGCACGTTTACCCCGCCGGTGATCGGCACGTTGGCGGATGCATTCCGCGGCAGAGAGCTGTCGTGCTGCCACGAGACATTCTGGTAGCCCGAGGGGGCCGCCGGCGTCGCGTTCGTCAAATCCTGCTGTTGAGGGGAAGGCATGCGAGTTATACTTGATTGCGATGCTTTGGGCCGAGGCCGTCTTACGTCAGGGGTGTTCGTGCGTAGCGCGCGATGCGGGCGTTTGCTACCGCGTGAGCACCATCGCATCTAATCGCCAGGCGCGCTGCGAGTGCCCGTGCCATCGCTTGCTCGACTGTCCGGCGTGCGGCGAAGGCATCGAACGAAAAAAGGTGCAGCATGCGGTTGAGGGCGCGCGGCTCCCTATCTTTCACGCCCGGTCCAGATGCGCGTGATTTACTGGCCGTTAATCAACAGAACAAATTCGGTCTGAGGCAGACCGCCAGGTGTGCCTTGTGTGCCCCCGCCCGCCGGCAAGGCGACAATCGAACCCATGTATGTGTTGCCCGCCACGCCCACCAGCGCGTCCGAGGTCTGGCAGATAGCCGTCAGATTCGTTTCCGATCCGGTGTCCCCCGTGAAGCCCGGATCGGTAATGGTCACATAGTAGGTGGTCGGCACCGAAGGCGTCGGAATCGTAAAAGTCCGCGCGTTGTAGTTCACCGAATTCGAGGCGAATTGCACGGTGGTCTGGGCCATCGCGATAGTGGTGGCCGTCGGATTCGAGAGAGGGCTTGCCGGGTTGGTCGTGTAGCTGGTCGGATTGGTGCCGCCGCCGCCAGGCCCGCCGGTGGGCAGCCCGGTAGGCATGTACTCGTACACCGTGCAGTCCGTGAGATCCTCGACATTGCCGATGAACGCGTTGAATGCCGCGAACTTGAAATAAAGCGTTTGCCCGATCCAGCTCGGGTCCAGAGCCATCTTGAAAATGCCCGGGTACGGCGGCCCCACAAACGCGAATCGATTCCCCACCGCATGCGCCACGCCCACGCCCGGCGCCGGAGCTCCGTCCACGCCGCGGTCCAGATGGTTGGTGCCACCGCCGGTGGCTTTTAGTGTATACAGATTCGGCGACGTAAGATCCGCCACCGCGTATGTCATCAGCTCGTAAGGGATCCCCGAGGATGTCTCCGCGGCGCTAACGCTTAGTGCCGCGATGTGGAAGCCCGCGCTGCTTCCGGAGCCGGGGTGGCCGGCCACGGTGGAGGCGAATATCTGCTGGGCGGAGGCCGCGCCCGAGGCCGCGTCGAAAATCGCGAGCGTGCCAGAGTTGGTAGAGCCGTTGATGGTGGCCCGCTGGTGCCAGCCGAAAGCCGGCGTGATCACATATTCGTCGGTCTCGTTCTGTTTGTCGTAGACCGCGGCGAAGTAGATCCCGCCCGCCTGGATAACCGAAAAAGCTCCGCTCGGAAAATCCGCGACGGGGTACGAGATTCCATCGATGGAATTCACCGCGAAGTTAATTGGCAAGATCGAGGCGCCGGCGGCCAGGTCGGAGAACTCCGCGGCGCAAAACATCACGGCCTCGGGCGTGCCTCCGGTTCCCGCGCCATCGGTGACACTGGCGGTGATGGTGTTGGCGCCCGCGTTAATCAGAGACGCGCAGAAAACATAAAGGACCGAGTCTGTTCCGAAGTCGTTGCGGAAGGTCGTCTTGCAGATTTGGATGTAAGCGTTCCCGTTGCTATCGGCTACGCTCACTGTGCCCAGCGGATTGCCCTGGTACACGGATACGGCGACAAGGATGCTGTTTCCCAGGTTGTTCGCGTTCGCAAATGGCCCGGCGGCGGAGCTGGCGCCCTGGGCTTCAATCGCGAGCTGCTGCACGAAGAGCGGAGTAGTCGCACCACCCCCGACATAGCAGGGATAGGTGTTCTGATCCTCATCGACGACGGAGTAGGATTCAAGCGAGCCGTGCGATTCGGTGAGGTCGAGATACAGATCGTTTACCGTATCCGGAGAATCCGCGGCCGGCCACTCAAGGTAGGCTATGTTGCCGCCGTTGCCTACCTCGCCCGTGATCCCGTTTCCGAGAATCGCATTCGATGCGGGCGGTGTTGGTCCCCCCACGACGCTCCCGCTGCTGGTGAGAGGTTGCGCGGGATTGTACGAAATGCCGCCATCGGTAGAGACGTATACAAAGCAGCCGCCGTAATTCGGGGTGACGATAGGTGGGCCGGGAATGGTTTTGCCGCCCGATACCACCAGCCACAATTCCGTCTGCGTGCCTCCGCCCGCCAGGCGCGGGACCGGCTCGAAAATAACCGGAGGGTTGACGCTGCCGGGGTTGCCGCCGGTCTGCGGGACATAGCCTCCCTGGGCCGTGGCTGCCACGGGTGGCAGCGGCGCGTAGCAGCCGTAGATGAATGGCTCCGCGGTGCACTTGATTCCGTGGTCCGCGTCTTCCTCCGCCGACAGCAGCCGTAAGGGGATGGGGACATAGGGCACGGGCGCGGCGCCGCCGGGCGCGATGGAATTAGGCATCGTCGAGGCGAGCGGGATAGTGATCAGGTCGCCAGCCTCCAGCAGCTTTTGTTTCGCGTTCAGCGAGAACTCGTAGGAGTTGCGAACGTAATTATTCAGCCGGATCTGAATGCCCAAATACATCAGCGCGACGGCCGGCGACTGGAACATCCGCATCATTTTTGGCGAGTCCTTGCGCGGGCCGAACAGCGCCACATATCCCGTTTCGGGCTGCGAAACCACGATGTCGTTGTACTGGGATTCGCGGTTCGGGAGCTGCACGGAAAGGATATCGGGGACGTCGACCTGCGCCTTGCGGGTGACCGTTACGGGCGGGTCCTTTTCGTTCTCGACATAGAAATCGCTTTCCTGGAGGTTGACGATCGGACCGGTCGACGTCGGCGCATAATAGACGGCGCCGTTGCCGACCGCGGAGACCTCCGATCGCGCGATCGACTTAAGCTGGAATCCCGACCAGACCGGCCACGCGTCCATTGCCTCGTAAAGCTGGCCGATCACATCGGAGCCCTTGCTCTGCGAGTCGAGCAGCAGCGAGCCGAACAATCCCGCGGCGCGGCACTGGTTACGGACCACCTGCAGCGAGGGCTTGTGGATGATGTCGCCGATAATGTTTCCAAGCGCGGGCGGATAGGCGGGAGGCTGCGAACATTTGAAAGCGAGAAGCGCCACGTTGCCGGCGTTAATTATGGTGATGCCCTGCGTGACTGGAGGCGAGACGTAAGTATACGTGTTCGGCCAGCTCACGATGCGCGCCTGCAGGCGAAACATGGCCTCCGAGGCGGCATCCGGATTCGTGTCCGGATTTAGCAAATAACTCCAAAGCGTAGCCGGGGGAACCGTGCCAGCGTTTGTGTTGGCGGTGAAATCCGCGAACGCGAGCATGTACATTGGCGTGCCCTGCACCCCGCTGGTAGTGATGCTGGCGGTGGTTCCCGCCGCGATGACGGTGGCGTCGAGCGTGTCCACGCCGGCGATTTCGAGCAGCGCAATTTCCGCGAGGGCTTCGCCAAACCAGTCCATCGTGATGGTTACGGCCGTGCCCTGGTCGTTGGTGTTGTGCGCCTTCGCGTTGGCGTACCAGATCTGGATATTGTTTTTGCCCGTGAAGAGCGGGGTCCACGTGTTGCCGGCGGTGTCGGAAATCGAGGGCGGAGCCGAATTCTGGCCCGCGGCGATCACCACCAGCCAGTTGCCGGCGACGTTCGGTAGCGGATAGGCGAACGTGTTCGGGCTTGGCGCGATGGATTGAATAAACTGATAGTTTGCCTGCTGCACGGTGCCCGGGAGCTGCCCGCAATTCAGCCCGTGCTGAATCGGGGTCTGCGGAACATCGTTGCCGATCCCCGCTTGCGTGGCGCCGTAGAAGCAATCCTCGACCATGTCGGCGAAGTCCGCGTCCCCGGACGGATTCACGCCGAAGGGAAGCTGCAATTCCACCTGGCAATTCGGCATCGTTTGCGTCGAGCCGAACGCGAACGCGTCCGATCCCATACCCGCGTAGTGCGGATAGAGCACTTGCTCGTCGTCGAGCGGATCGCCGGTGGTCGAGTCGGTGCCGGCGAATTCGGAACCGTCGCCAAGCGTAGGCTCGAAAAACGCGTTCATGGCGCCCAACGGCGCATCCGCTCCCGACTTGGAATTATTCAAGCCGCCGGTCACCTGGAGATTGTTCGTCGAGACCTGGTTGAAATTCGGAATCTGCGAATAGTACACGTTGATCGTGTACGCGCCCAGCGAATAAGCGTCGAGGGCGGCGAAGGGCGTAAGGATGGTTTGACCGAGGGCGGGAGTCCAGTAGTAAGTATACGGAGCGTTGCGGCAAGCCGACGCGTGCACGGGGTCGGGACCGTTCCACGCGGCGTTCCACAGCGGAATCTCATATGAGCCGTTGACCGTCGCCGAACCTTGCCCGCCGTAATCGTCGAAGGTGACGTTCCCGGAGCCGGAGCCGTTGTAATTGAAATTGTAAGGAAGGGTTACAGTGACCGCGAGCACAGTGAGCAGCTTGCTATCGGGGACTGTGACAGAGGCGGGCTTGCTGCCGCTGGTGAATGTCTGCGAATTCTCGACGAAGTTGAGCTGGAGCCACTGGTTTTGATTGACATACATCTGCAGAATCCCCATGCAAGGATTCGTGCAGACGAGCGCGTCGATGTTCGCGACGTAATCGGGCGGAGCTTTCGATTTCTTCGCTTTCTTGCCGCTGCCCTGGCGGAGATTTGCCATCCAGATCAGATAGACGGAGCCCTTGGTCATGCCCCACCCGACCGGGATGGTCTGGCCGTACGAGCCGCTGTTTACATCCGTGCCAAGCGCGACTGGTTTGACCTTAGAGGAAGGTTTGCCGCCGATCATTTTGGTAGTGTTGTAAAGAGAAAGAAAAGAAAGGAAGGTGCGAAACGGACTAAAAGGTGAGAGGAACGCGCGCGGACCGTGCCTTCAGCCGGTCCGCGTTGCGAATGGATCGAACACCGCTATCTCCCGATGCGCCCACATAGGATCGCGCGTCGCGTCCGCCCACCGCACGCACGGCGCGATCGCGTGCAGGATCATCGGCCACTTGATCACTATTCCCCCGTGCGAGTACTTCCGCGTTCCGAACGCGCGGCAGAGCAGTAGGTTGCCCGGCTCGATGCGCGACGACTTGCTGGCCACGCCTTCCATCGCCTTCTGCGCGTGCCGCAGCAAACGCAGCATGTAGCGCTCGTCGGGCGCGTGGAGGTGCCAGTCCTGGTGGTAGACTTCGAGCCCGCCGTACACTGACTCTGCCGTCGCCAGCCCCGATTCTATGAGGCACTGACCAAGAAAACTTGCACAGTCAATTCCTGCGCCTTTGACTCGCGCGCCCAAAACGTAAGGCGTCCCAACGAAGGTCTTCGCGATCTCCACAAGAGCCGCGCGCCGGCCGCCGAGGTCGTAATAAATCATGATCCGCCGATGGCTGGGGCAGGCAAAAAGAGGAAGCCGTTCTCTTCCGTCCCGCCGTTCGGCGAGGGCGCGCTCACGTAAAACGTGTCCCCTGGAAACGTCGGGGGAAACAGCAGCGGCGCATACAGGACGAATTGGTTGTAATTGTTTCCGCCGATATTCACTTCCACGTTTTGCTGAATCGCCGACCAGCTCGTTGGCCCCAGCGTCGAGCCGGGATTGAAAACGAGATAGCCGCCCCGCAGCACGTTCGTGCCGAAGATGTGATGCGGCCCGATATTTGTGCAGTCGCCGACGACGACGGTCGTCGACGCGCCGCGTTCCACGTTGAACTGCGGGATGATCGAGAAGCCGGCCGGCGGCGTCGCGCCGGAATAGGCGGCCGTCTGCGAATACATCTCGATTGTGTTCGGCGGAAGCTGCTGGTTCACCACGTCCAAAAACGAGTTGACCGTGAAGACGATTTTGCCGCGGTCCACCTTTGCCCGGCCGATGCGCCCGCCGAAGCACGTCGAGCACCCGAGGGTCATGGCGTCGCCGCCGGGCAGCAGATAGCACGTCCACACGCGCACGGGGATGTTATCGTACAGCCCTTGTTGCGCGGCCTGCCAGACGTTTGCGGTGGCCGTAGTGAGGCCGTAGGTCACATAGCTCGGGGTGTACGTCAGATCGAGCGTGTCCACGTCCAAGCCCGTTTTGCTCGGGACCGCGCCGCGCGAGATATTCGCGGGGAGGTACGCAGAGCTGCCCCAGCACGGCCACCAGATCGGGGACTCCCAATCGGTGAGCCACAGCGCGTTCGGGTCCTCGGGGTAGCCGATCAGATACAGATTTGGGAGGGTGAGTTGTTGCGCCGTCTGGAGATAAGCTTGTGCCGCTGCGGTCGAGTCCTGAAGGTAGCCGGAGATTACTTGACGCATTGTTTTCTACCTCGTCGCATCCGACTAAGCCGTAGGCGGCCGCCGCGTCATCAGCTTGAGTTGCCCCGATCCGTTCTTCGATCCGGAGCCGCCGATGGTCCACAGGCCCGCCATGAATTCCTCGTAGTCCTGAGTGTCGAGTTCGCACTTGACTCGGAAGTAGAAATTAAATGACGCCGTGACCGGAGCGGCCGGGATGACACTCCACTTGACGTACAGTCCCTGAAACGAATAGCCAGGAAGCGCCAGGCCGGGCCCCATGAGCGTATAGCCCGAGGTCACCAGCACGCCGTTCTGATAGAGCGCGAGCGCGCCGTTCAGATCGGTGATGTCCTCCAGGAACAGGCCGCCCATGTTGCGCTGGATCGGCGAGTAATAGTTGCCGGCGCCGTCGTTGACGAGCTGAAGCTGCGCTTGCGGATTCGGCACGCCCAGCGTTTCGCCCGGGCCCACGAAGTGATCCGTGGGATCCGTATACAAAAACGAGTCGAACATCCCCTGCCGCGCCAGCATGAAGCCAAGCAGCGTCCGGAAGTCCGTGTATGGCGCGTACGGCATCAGATCGTTGGGAGTGACAAAGCCGTCGTACAGATAGTCGTAAATCAGCACCCAGTGCCAGATGGGATTCTGCGTCTGCGAGATGGTTTGCTCGTACTGATTGGGCGACTTCTGAGAGATGGTGGCGAATTCGAAAGATTTAGTTACCGTCCAGGTCAAGCCTTTGATGTTGGCGGGAAAGACGGCGTTGGACATTTGGGATCTGAGCTAATATGAACGGCAAAGTGATAATTCACAGCGTGCTTCGGTTGCGTGTGGGAGAGATCGAACACGGCCTTTCGGACGACAATCGCAAATATCATCCCAACCAGCCGTTCCTTGTGCTGCGGGAAGCGACCAAGGACGAATACATAACGGATTGCGACGGCGAGGAACAGGAGTTGTCGGTCCCGGCTTCCGACCACTTCTATGAAATCTCGACAGACTAGCCCGCGAAGAACGCGTCCACCACGGCTTGCACCGCGGAGACGGTGACGTTCACCGCCGTGATGCCGCCCTGGTTCGTGCCCGCCGCAACTTCCCACAGCATGATCGACGAGCCGACGCCGGCGGCGCCGGCGATTAAATCGCACACCGCGACAGACGTACCGCCCTGCTTGGTCCACGCGACGGATGCCACCTGCGAGGACGTGGAAAGGTTTCGCACGTAGACGGCCTGGGCGGGCGACTGTGGCAGAGTGAACTGGAAAACGAGGGTAGTGTTCGCCCCCGGAAGCGCGGCGCCGGCGGAGACGGCCGCGGTCTGCGTATAGTTCGTTCCGATGGCGATCGGCGCGACGTTCTGAAGCGTCTCCGTGCCCGTCGATCCTCCGGAGGCCGTGATGTATACGTTGTACGCGGTGGCCGGCGAGGACGCGGCTGGCGATGTGACCACCAGCGTTCCGCTGGAGGAAACCGTCTGGGACGCGCTTTCGACAGACGGCAGGCTCTCGCCTTGCGGCGCGTTCACATAGGTGATCTTGACCAGATAGTTTCCCGAGGTCATGGACCCCCCGGTACCCGGCGTGCAGACCGGCTGGGCGGGCGGGGCGACTCCGATGGTCTCCGGGAACAGATACTGCATGTTCACCGCGGTGGCGAACGACAGTCCCGTGATCAGTTTGGTGAGGGCGCCGTTGCCGGTGAGGCCGTCGCCGGCGACGATCGATGCATTCAGAGACGCGGTGATGTTTGCCATGGTTTTTCCTTAAGTGAGGCTCGCGCACGTGCGGGCAAATCCCAGCTCGTAAGCTCGTAAAGTTCGTCTTCGGGCCAGTCCCAGGGAAGCATCATATGCCTGCTTACCGATTAAACTTCCGATGCTCGCGCTCGACGGTGGCCGCGATGGTACGCGAGTGCCGCGCGATATCCGCCTCGGTGAAATCCTTTTTCGAAATGAACGTGGGCGCGATGTGGAAGCTATGGCTCGCGCCGCTCTTGCCGCCCTCGCCCGCCGCGTTCTGCACCCAACGCGAGATGTGCGCGGGTAGGATCATTTCGCCGGCGTGCGCGTTGATGGGGACAATGCCGCCCTGGGCCGCGGAGCCGGCCACGACGAACGAAAGCGTCTGCGCGAACGCCGCGGCAGCAACGCCGGGAGCCGCCGCCACGTTGGCCGGGAAAGGCAGCGCTTCCATGACCGAAGCGAAGGCAGCCGCAGCCGCCGCGCCCGCATCCGAGACAATGGTTGCATCGTTGCTCACCGCGGTCGTTACTTTCTTCTGAGTGGCGAAAACCTTGTCGAGGACATCTTTCTTTACGAGGTTTCCAAGGTACGCGATCAATTCCTGTTCGCCGAACTTAATAAGATCCATCAGCATGGCGTCGCCAAGCTGGATGACTTCCTGGCTGAACTTTTTGTGCGACGTGAGCATCTGGTTCAGCGAGTTGGCGACGGTATTTGCCAGCGTCTTGTAAAGCTGCATCGCCTTCTGCTCTTGCTGATCCTGTATTTTCTCAATCTGCTGAGCCGCTTGCTGGCTGACCTGGACCTCTTCCTGCTTCAGCTTTTTGTAGGCTTGCAACTCTTCCGCGTCGCTCCGCTTGTTAGCGGCGAGGACCGCGTCGATGGCTTGGAGCTGCTCGGCCTTCCACTTATTGATCGCGTCGATTTTGGCTTGCGCCCACTGCGCAGAGGACATGCGCCCGTGTTTCAGAGCCTCGTCGTCCGCGAATTCGGCGGCCTTCAATTCGTTGTTCGCAGTCTCTTTCGCAAGCGCGAGTTTCTCCATCGCAATGCGCTTCGCGTCCTCCAGCGTCTTGCCGGCGGCCTCGCGTTCTACCTGAGACTCCCGCTCCCACTCCTTGCCGATCTCGCCGATGGGACCGCCCAGCGTGCCAAAGATTTTCGCGATGGCTTCCTGCGCCTGCTTGGCCTTTTCGACCTGCTTGCGATACAGTTCCTCGTACTCTTTTTCCGCCATGCGCTGCGCCTCGACGCCCTTACGGATGGCCTCATCCGTGGCGAGAGCCTCGTCTGTGACGAGGGTAGACAGCTCCGGGCGTACGTCTTTGCCGGTTCGGCCCTCGCGCTCGGCCAACGACTTCTTGGCGTCATAGTACGCGCGGTCGGCAACCAGCTTCTGCTGATCGGCTTCTACCGTGCGCTTGAGCGTGTCCGCAATGATAAAGGCCTCGTCAACGCCGGACGCCCGCTCCTGTTCCGCCCACTGCTTGATGTAATCGACCCGCGAGTGGTAGATCGATTCGTCTACCTTGTGCTGGTTTTCGATCTTGGCCTTATCCAGCGCGTCGTTGTCAGTGGTCGCGACCTTGCCCGCGTCCGCGGCCGCCGTCGGCCGCTTGATCATGTTCAGCTCGTTTAGAGCGAGCGTGAGCCGCTGAATTTGCTCGCGGTAGAACGGGATGTTCTTCTCGGCTTCGTCTTCGAGGTGGTGCGCCGCCGTATCAAACGGAGCCATCCACTTGGTTACGGCAACCTCCGCATCTGCAAGCGCTTGTTTGTTGATACCCAACTCATGGTTGACCCGCGCAATGGACGCCGCGACTTCGTCTTGTGTAGCCGCGGCCGCCCCGCTGCCGGTCTTCCCAATGTTTTTGATGTGGTCGATCTGTTCGGCGACGTGCTCGTAAGAGTTGTATATCTTTACGTTCTCCGCCTCGATCTCGGCGTACACTTCCTTTGTCTTGGCATCCCACCCGCCAAGCGAGTCAATGACTGTCCCGATCTTCTCGGCGACCTTTACCAGCACCTCGATAAGCGCAATTCCTGCCACGACGGGGAACGCGGCTTGCAACAGAGGCGCGAGCATCTCGGATTGAGCAGCCACGCTCGAAAGAGCTCGCGGCATAGCCACGCCTAAATCGCGGGCCAATAACTGAGCGGCGAAGCGCGCCTGGGTGTGAGACGTGGCGACCGAATCGATGGCCACCACGTTGGTAGCCGCCGCTTCGCTCTCCGCGTTCAGTGCGGCCGTAGCTTCGGCCAGTGCCGCCTCGTAGCTCGCGATGGACGCCGCGGCCTCCGCGTTTCCGGCCGCCGCCCACGCCCCCATCTGCTGTTGCGCGCTGGCGAGGTCCAGTTGCGCGGCCTTTACGCGAGCCGCGGCCGACTGGGCATCCGACGCCATCTGATTGGTGGTCGTCTGCACGATGGACGCGGCTCCGGTCATACCGGTTTGCAGGCCGGACAGATCGACCGCGGTAGTAATTTTCAGCGTTCCTTCGTCGGGCACTTAGTTTACTTCGGATCGTTGGCGTGTTTGGCGTCGTGGAAAAGCTTCTGTACCGCGAGGGGAAGCTGATCGAACGTCTTCACGTTCGCGGGAGGTGCGTGGCCCGGCTCGGTCTGCGGCACAGCCAGGCCGCCCGGCATCGCGCCGTTCCCCTTGTTCAGATTCGTCGTTTTCGTCATTTTGATTTTTACTCCAAAAGCTTCCGCCACCATGCGCGCGAGATCGTGGATAGGCGGATGTAAAGCCCAGTAGTCCAGCAGGTCCTGCACGTCCGGCCACTCCATGGCGTTCGCCTGGCCGGCGGTGTAGTGCAGGGCGGTGATGATGCGGCTCCGAATCTCGGCTACGGAGCCACGGGAGCCGGAGCCTCGGTTTCCCCCGCGGATTTGGCCTCGATTTTCAATCCTGAGAAGTCCAGGATTTCGGCGTGGAGAAATTTCCAGAGCAGAAGATCCATCTCGCTCTTGACGCGTTGGACCGTCCATGGGACTGCCGTCAATCCGGCGCCGCAAAGATCCTCAGCGATCGCCAGTTGCCCGTTATTCAGCCCGTCGACCACCGTCTCGTATACGGACTTTGGAACGGGGCGCACTTCGCCGTCGTCGCCAAGCACGCCTACCTGCTCCAGCGTCAAGGGCGAGATCGTGAACCTCGCCCCGTCCATCTCTACTTGTTTGCGTCTCCGCATGATCACTCCCTGTTTTGGTATGTTGGAATCGAAGCGCCGCGTATGGTGGCCGAAGAGACTTCGGCACGTGACAAACATCCCGGCTTAGTGTCCCGGTGCTGCTCACTGAAACAAAGCGGCGCTGTCTTCCTTAGAACGAGTCCGCCTCGAAGAAATCGAACCAGTTGCCCGCCGCGTTGGGGTACGCCTCGAATTCGAAATCCGAGAGCACATAGGCGTCGCGTTTCAGCGGGAAACTCGTTTTGCTGAAGCGCGCCTGGTAGATGTGCAGCCCGTTCTGGTTGGTGGTGAGCCCCTGGAACTGCGAATAGGGCATCGAGAGATACAGCTCGAAGACCGGGCCGTAGCCCTGCAGGCGATTGGTCACAGTGAGGGTCTGGCCGGCCGCTTCCGTGTATACGAAATAGAACTGCGCGGCCACCGCCGGCTCCGCCGTGTTGAATGTATACGTGCCCGTCGAGACCGCGTACTGCCCCGTACTCGGCGACGAGGCGACGCGCTTCAAGGGCTGCCCCGTGGCGGAATAGAACACACCGCCATCCTTGATCCACGTTCCGGTGTTGGGCACGGTCGGGGTAACGGTCGCTCCGATGGTGGTCTGGATTCCGGGAATGGGGACCGAGACAGTAAGGCCGGTCGTGATCGTCTCGCCGAACATCAGCGCGTTGTAAGTGTTCACATCGAGGTGGCCGAAGCCGCACTTGCCCGTGATCTTCATATCCGAGGGCGCCACGTCGTCCGGACCTTTGAACTGCCCCATGAGGGCGACCAGCTTTTGGCTGATATCCGCGGTGGCTTCCTGGATTGCGAATAGTTGAATCGGAACGTCGGGGGTGGCCTTGTTGCCCCCTACAGAGACGGCCATTGCGCCGCCGATGCCAAACTGTACTTCCATGATGGGTCTCCTTGTCGAAGCGAAATTGAAAACGTGAGGGCCGCTCCGACAGGAGAGAGGCGCGGAAAAAGCTGTTACATCCCGGTGATGACGTGAATCGGAATCGTGATCGCGGTGTACTTCCCGAGAATCCCCGACATGATGTGTACAGTCCCGTCGATCCACGCGTTCTGCACCAGCGGCGTGCCGTTGGTCACGAGCATCTGCGGGACGTTCGGAGGCTTAGGCGAGCCGTCGGGATTTGTGCGCAGAAACGCGATATCGAAGCCGTCTAAGATCGCGTCGAGCACGTCGAGATACTGAAGATCGCCGCGGATCTGATCGCGCAAGAGATACACGAGCCCGCCGTAGTGCAGATCGTACTTGCCCAGCCCGTAGGCCTGCGGCTGCTTCTGATCTTCGAACGGGCGAACCAGATAGAACGCGGGCTGCGCATTCGCGGCAACGTCCATCGGCACCTCGCCGCGGCGTTCTGTATACTGGAACGAGTAGGCGCGGGTGCAGAGTTGAAACAGCGCCTTCGAGACTGCGGATCGGGAGGTATTCATGGTGCTGGTCGAGTCGGGAAGAACGCCGCTTGCGAGCGTCGGCATGATAACGCCCGTGGCGGAGGGTTACTGCGGGCCGCCGTTCATCGGCTGCAAGTGGCGCTGCCTGCGCTGTACGCACGTCTGGTGTATTCGCGGAGCGTCGATCCTGCTGAGTCTGAGCTAACCGCCCGGTTGCAGCGCGTCGTTGATCGCCTCTTGATAAGCCGCGATCTCTTCGTCCTTCATTTCGTCCTGTGTGCCTGCCATGAAGTGCGTGGCCTTCGTGCCGGGGTGATGCACGAACATCACGACCACGCCGCCTAGTCCGGACGCCGCCGGTCCCTTCCCTGGCTTGATCGATCGATTCACGCCGCGCGTCCCCTGATAGAGCGCCTGGGCGACCGGTCCGCTGCCGATCCCCGCGCCTTCCGAACCCGAGGGAAAGAACGCGAGAGCCTTCGCATTCACGGGCGCGATGATATGCGGCTCCGATCCGTCCTCTAAGAACTTGCCGTAGAACGCGGTGCCGCCGCCAGCCTCGACGCCGCCTTCGACACCCGACGCGTCGATAACCGCGTTCAGCAGCCGAACGCTGGCCACCAGTTCGCCCGTGTGCGACTGCAATACCTCGCCCGATAGCTTATCTATGATCCGCGCCTGCTGCGCCACGTGCTGCTCGTCCATCGTGCGGCGGACGGCTTCCACGATGCGCGGCTGGACCGCATCGAATTGCTGGCGGACGCCCTCGGCGCGGATCTGGAAGGAAAGGTTTACCATGTCAGCATGAGCCTTGGTCTGGACCGTCTCACCCGCCGCCGGCAACGCTTATCTTCGGAGGAAATCCGCGAGGCGCGCGAAGCGTTGGAACGGCTCAGAGCAAAGTACCCACCGTGCGACGCCTGCGATCTCGGCGTTCCAGGTGTCCCATGCACATGCGCGGACGGTGAAGAGTCCGACTCGGAAACGCTGGAAGACGACTCGTCGTCGGAGAGCGCGCAATGATCGTTTGGACGTGCGAGTGGTGCGAATTTTCCGATATTCCGGAGATTCGGCCAACGGAATGCCAAATTAAAACCTGCCCGGTTCACGGGCCATGCTGGCATTGGCCTAAGCGACCGCCAGACGCGCGTATCCCCGAATCACCTTCAGCGAGTGCGGCGGAAGCTCCCAATCCCGATACCGTGTAGTGCCCGCGCCCTGCGCCATAGACTGGCTCGCCTGATCGATGTAATCCCGCCGCCGATAGGTGAGAGCCACGGTCTCAATCGCCAGCAACGTCACATCCGCCGGCGTGGCCGCGTAGCCAGCGGTGTACTGGATGTTGACGTTCATGCGATTGAGCTGGCCGCCCTTGGTCCACGTGAAATCCCAGCAGAAGTAGAACGCCGAGACGATCGGTGCGTTGGCGCCGTACGCGCCGCCGGGAACCAGGATAAGGCTTCGGCCGCCGGGAGCGATCAGCCAGCCCAGCGCGCCATAGCCGGTGGAGCCGGGGATCACCACGCCGTTGATCATCGCTTGCTGAACGGAGACGCACGGAAAATGGCGTAGGAACTGTTCGGTAGTCCCGGTCCCGTCATAGGTCTCGTTGTAGGCCACGGGCGCCACAAAGGGCGACACAGGCGGAATAGAGCCGTCGCTATTCTCGTTCCCCGTGCGCCGTAGGAACTCCGCTCCCCAGCTCGTGATGGCCGACTGGATGTTGTTGTCGTCGCCGGCGTTGAGCGTCGGCGCGCCGTTCGCCGAGAGCCACGACTTGACCTGGCCCACGGTGCAAAGATCGATAAGCGTCGGGGCGTTCAAGATGCCGAATATGGGGCCGCCGGGCGGGCTGGTGAAGCCGCCGGTGGCGAGAGAGATCTGTACGCCTCCGCCGAACTGGATCAGCGCAGCGGGCACGGCCGCGGAAACCTGGGTGGCCGAGACGTAGCTGGTGGCCAGCGCCAGGGATCCCCAGAAGACCACGCTATCGGTGCCGAAATTCGATCCCGTCAGAACGAGCGCAAATGCGGCGCCTCCGGAGAGCGCGGAGGGCGGATTGAGACTCGCTATGATGGGTTGCATGAAAATCACGGTCGAGAGCACTACGAAAATCGTGACCCTCGCGGCAGCGCACGGCGGTGCGGAGATCGAAGCGCGCATCTGGGAGGGAGTCACGGACCGGGGCATCCCGGTGCATTGCTACATCACGCGCCTGGCGGTGGCGGACGATCAGGATCAAAGCCAGTTCGAAGCCGAACTGAAGAGCCGCGAGCACCGCGCGCCATCGGTCGCGGTGTTGGCGATACCTTTGCGGATGATCCTATGACGACCGAGGAAAAATGGAGACGGGTTGACCGGCTTATAGACGGCTTGGCTCGCTTGCATGATCGAGTTGAATGGTATGCCGCGATTCGCGCGCTGGAGGACGGAAAGATCAGTGCAGGCCGCGCCGAAGATCCTCGTACCGCACGTGGCGTTTCATCTCTTCGTCCCGGTCATGCCGTCGCCGCTGGCGTCCGGACCAAAACGCGCCCGCCAAAAGCGCCGCGATCAATGCGGCGATAAGCGCCCAGCCAAACGCGGTCATATTTCGAACCAGTCCGCTTTCGGAATCATCGCGGGTTCCAACGTCCCCTTGGCCGCTTGCAACTGTAGCCAGAGATCCACTTCCACGTCCGTCGCCAGCCGATTCAACCCGCCGCCCGTCAACCACCACACGTTCGCGGGCTGCTTGCGGTCGCAGTTCTTCCACCAGGTGGTGCGGTCGATTTGCTTGGTTACGAGCGTGAGTGTATACGCGGGCTTGTAGGCTGGGGCGGGCGCATGGACGCCCTCCGGCATCTTGAGAACGAGCGGACGGCTTGCCACGGGAGCCTTCACGCCGCCACCTTCTGCAAATCCTGTTGCGACTGCGCCATCACGTACTCCAGATCGTAATCGGCTGCCGTCAGTGCGCGCGTCATAAGATGCGGG